TCGACTCTCTCAAGTCGCTTGTCTGCATATTCCCCTAGTTTCTCAGACTCAACATTCCAATTGGGACCACGTTGAGCATCAATCTGTGCATACTCACCAATTAAGCCAGTAAACTCTTCTTGAGATAACCCATAGCTATGTGCTGTGCTACGGAACCAATCAACCATAGGGTCATCGTCTGATATAGTTAATTCTAAACCATCTGGTGATTCTATTGATAGTTCGTAATCTGCTGGACTAATTGGGGCGTTGCCTTGAGCTTCTTCATTAAGCTCACCAACAATCTGATTCCGCAAATCTTCTTTGCGTGAATAAAAAGCTCTTTCAAGTTCACCATAGCTATTCGCTAATTCTTCTGGTCTATCGAACTTCTCTGGAAGCCAATCAGGTCTTTCTTGAGTAGTTTCCAAAGGTTGCTCCGACTCTCCAGACGGAACCTCATTGGTAGCTACTTGTTCACTCTGCATTTCTTCTGACATTAACAATCCCACTTCCTTAGTGCTTTGTTGATACGGCTGTTAGGGTCATTAGCCGTTTTTTTAGATGTAAGCTTCTTTTTCATACCCATCATCCGCTTACAAAAACTTTTGCGTCTAGCCGCTGCTTTTGGAGACTTCTTTGCTTGTTTACGAGAAACAGGAGGCTTTAATTTACCTTTTTTGTAGGAAGCTCTACCTTTAGCGTTTAGGCCGCCTTCTGGATTCTTGCCTTCTTTTCTTGTCCAAGCTTCGCTCATTACGTCCTCGCATATGTAGGTTTCTTGCCACCACCACTAGGGTTAGTCTTGCGTTTATTTGCTGTAGCTGTCTTCTTTTCAGACTTACTCATAGAAGATGCTTTAGCTGAAGGAACGCATTTAGGATACTTGCGACCATCACCCATCTTGCGACCGCAAGGAGGATGTTTGCCATCTTTTGTTGTGGATATATCAACCCACTTTTCATTAAACCATTTGTCTAAGCTCATTAGAACGGTAAATCCCCTTCTCTTTTTGATTTATGAAACTGCCTTATAATTCTTGTTTTCCCAGCATTAGAGCCTTCTTTATAATCCTGAGAACTTAAACCTTTGGATTTTAAAAAAATAGAAAAGTTTTCCCAATCCAAATCACTTGCTACATTTTTAGCTTTACCCATAGTCTTGTTTAATTTTGGAACCTGCTTCATGAAGAATACTTACCGCCCATTTTCTTGTACTGTTGCACTAACTGACCTGATGCATAAGCACTAGGCCACTTCTTTACTCTGGCCTTAACAATAGCTCTGGCTTTGGCATATAGCTTTGGATTGGATGGTTTACTCACTTTGCTTCCTTCCTAACTCATTTCTTTTCTTAATAACTGCAACTATCCATCTAGCACCCTCTGCATGAGCTAAAGTCTCGATTCCAGTGCCTGCAGGGTGTATGCTATTCGTTGTGAGCGACTCCAAATATTGTAGGAAATCTTTTCCAATCCCACCGCCAAATAAACCATTGGCCTTACTATTAAGGTCTTTATCAACTTCCTTGGGGTACATTCTGCCATCAATTGACGCATTAATCTTTTCCTTCATAATTCTTCCCTATTGTCCTTGCTGAACTTGCATTAACTGCTGAATCATCTGAACATTACCTTGAACTTGTTCCTGACTAGCAAGAAGCTCTTCTGCTATACCAAACTTTCTAGCAAGAAACTGAACAACCTTTTCCTGCTCATACAAAGCTGGTGTTATCTCTGGCCCGAAAGTAGATGCAACAGTTTGTTGGAATCTAACAAAGTCGGAAACGTCTTGTTGGTCTTGCGCTCTGAGCAGGGGAGAAACTGGCACAATTCGCAGTTCACGACCATCTACCTTCGGGATGTCAAGAAGACCTTGCTTCGTATAGATATAGATAATTCTCTCAACCAAGGGCTGAAGGAACTCTTTTTGCATACGTCCTGCAACAGCACCCATGTCTCTGGCAACGTCAGCTAGTCTTTCTGATACTTCAGTCGCAGATAATGGTGTTCTTGCATTAGGTCTTGAATCAAGCTCGTCAATAAACAGTGCCTTGGCAATATTTCTACGCATATCGTCAAGAACAAGTTGTCCTACATCAAAACGTCCAGCGTTTTGCAGTGTATCAATAGTAGAGCCAGGACTTCTAGGTATGAATGTTCCGGGCTGTATAGTTATGTTATCAGGATTAAACACACCATCATCATCATAAACGTATGAACCAGCGATTGCCATCTCAGCATTTTCAAGAATAAGCTGTACTGTTAGATTCACAGTCTTAATAGCTGGCATTGCTTGTAATACAGGGCCACGGCCCCATACTTCAAAACCAGACTTAGACCAACGTGTAGTAATCCAAGGAATAGAACCACGACCTGTCATTACTTCTTTAAGAAGAATTTCATTGTCAGTCTCAGATATTAGATAATATGTGTACTCATCTTTAAATCTATTGTTCTCGTCATAAAGAGTTGCTTCTACAATCTTCATTTTGCGAGTTGGGTTCTTCTTCTGCTCTTGCAACATCTTGTCGGTGTACTTCGCTTTAGGATAGCGATGCTTCACCTCAGTGATGTCCATGTTGTTGTTCCATCTGAACCAGTCAGATACACCGTCCATACGCCCAGCAGTTAGAGCTAGGTTTGTTGGCGGCACAGCAGTGAAGTGCAAATCACCTTGGAACCTGCCTTCTTCGACTAGCATATTCATTGTACCTATGCCTAAGTCTTGCAAGCCTTCGTGCAGTTCAGAATTAAAGTTAGAGTTACGCAATCCCTCGTGAATCATGTCTGTAATTTTATCGAGTTCTTTTTGTAAGTCCTTGGTCATCATCTCTTGAGGGAAATCCGGACCAGCGGCAAGGCGGAATGCACGACCATTTGGTGGAAAAAAACCAAGTTGTAAACGACTAGCAAACTTAGGAAGACCGACAACAGCAGTTTCGTCATAGATATTTTCTGTTCTACGCTGTGCTTGGCTTTCCTGAAAGAAGCTCTCACGATGAGGAATAACGTAATCATATATTTCCTCCCATAAGTCAGTCCAAGAGTTCCAGCGACCCTTAGCTTTCTTATATCTGGTCATAATACGTTTAAGTTCTTCTTTATTGCTTGTGCCGTTACTGCCTACTGTTGGCTGTCCGTCACCTTGTCCTGCACCGTACATATTAGCCCCTTATGATATATCGTTCTGGGTAGTTCCCAGCTGTTTTCTGCGAAATCCAGTAAAACCCTCAATATCTTCACTTTGAGTTGAGCGAGAACCTATAAGATTAGCTGTTCTGACCCTATCAGAGTTCTTTTTGCGTCTTTTTTCTGCTTCAGCTTCTTCTTTTAGGCGTAATTCTTCTGCTTTACGCTGTTTTATAAGCTCTGGGTCTATTGGCGGTGCTTTTGGCTTGCTAAGTAAACTTCCCATTTAGGTCTCCTGTTTCTCTGAGAACAATATCTGTCCATTATTTTTAATCAATTCACAATAAAGCTGGTACGGAGTCAATATCCACCACTTATTACAGCCTACAATGTGTTTTACAAAGCTCACACAGTAAAGCCAACGTGGGAAATATATGCTATCTGCCCCTACTTCTACCTCTACACATATGCAATTATTCATCATATGTGCAAATAACAAGTCTGCTTCATCACCACGGATTGCTTCAAAGTTCATTCTTTCACTAGCAAACTCAAGGCGGAACCAACAGTCTAAATCAACATCATATCTAATGGCAAACACGTGGCTGTAGTCTTCTCTGCCCATTGTAAACCACTTCCAAATGCCAATGTTCTTGGCTTTGGAGAATACAATTATCCATTTCATATACCAGCAGTCCTTCTCGCTAGTCTGCTGTTTCTTGATTTTTGTCTCGCAAATGGGCTACTAACCCTCTCCACGGTTGTATGGGAAGCTGGCCTATTCCCACCGAAAATAACTCTCCGTCCTTCACCACCCCCTAAGAACGCATACTGAAGAGCGTCATGTATATGAGAGAATCTATTCTTGGAAGGCCGTTCTTCGTACTTCTCGTTACCCATGTGATAATGGCGTTTGTATTGATAGCCGCCTTCAAACCCTGCAATTAGAACAGTACAGTTAGGACTAATAGAAACAGCAGGATAACCATCAGTCATGCGGTTTAGCGCACCTTCTACACTTTCAACCCTCATAATAACATCGTTACTAGGGGCTGGGTGTGCATTAATACCTGCGGCTCTTAATATCATAAACGGCGTTTGCTCTGATGTCTGAGCCATCTGATTGCCAGCGGGGTCTCCTACGAACTTGAAGTAGTGCCTGTCCCAATCGTTCTTGGTAATTTCTCTTTTGAGGACTTCAGCAAATCTTCCTGCTCCCATGTCGTTTCCGATGATTTCATGGAAGATGGTCCATTTCCCTGAGTGTAGCTGTTGGCAGAAGATTGCCGATGGCGTCCTGCCGAAATCGATGCCGACAATAACTTCAAGCCCATCAAGCGGTTCGATTGGCGATGTAGCAACGTGAGTCTCCTTCCTAAAAGCAGCATAGACAGGTTTACCGTCCATAAGTGCTTGATACTCATTTAGTACATACACCTTCACCCATTGAGGCGTTTTACCTGCAATAATCTTAGTATAATAGTCGGGCTGTATGTTTTCTGAGTTCTCAGCTTTCGGGTTCTTGTCGTATCCTTCTAAGGCACCACCTTCACCACGTATCTCTTTTAAAGCTCCTGCCTGTGAGAAGAATGTCCAATCATCAGGCTTAACAAGTAAAAGCTTTTCCTCTGATAACATGTACTCAGGAGCAGGCACCTCACCGGACATTATACCCCACCAATGAGTTTCATCAGGTGCGTTTGTGTCCATGATGACGCCAAACCAAGATGGGCCGCCATCTCTCATAGAAGGGAATCTACCGCAACGCATGGTAGCCGCATCAACAATAGATTTGGGTATTTCTCTTGCTTCGTTAATCCATGCGCCAGTTAGCTCAAGGGAGAGTAGTTTCTTCACATCTTCCTGCTTATCCAAAGCCAAGAAGATTACCTCGCACTCAACTGTCGTTTTATCTCCCAAGGCGAAGTTGACAAGATGCGTGTAGGGAGGACTCCACACAAACCTGCCAACCTCGTCCGAGAACCAATCCCGCCACGTCTTAATAGTCGTAGTTTTTAACTGAGGATTGGTATTACGAATGACTGCCCATCTCGTTCTGCGTACCCCAGCAGAATTAGGGGCTTGAGTGACAGCCTTTCGCATTATCTCCATGCAACAAGTAACTGACTTGCCAGAACCAACTGGACCCCGAATACCTCTGACAAAAGATTCGTCACGCATAAATGCTTTGGCAACGGGACCAGCAGGCTTAAAGTCTAACTTCATTAGACAGATGGTCTTCCAATAAGCATTCTTCTCTTAGCACCCTTCTCGGCACTTGTTTGAAGAAGCCTTCTAGTAGCCGCACCAGAAACGGGCTTGCTAGGAGCAGGAGCAGAACCACCACCAGCTACAGGACTTGTTGCAGAATTATCCCCACCTTCACCGCCTTCATCAGAAAATGTTTTAGCCATTGTGCCGCCAGCAGAGGCTCTTCCGTAAGTCTGTCCGTCTTTTCCAGTAACGCCAACAGTAACATAACCACTACCTGTTCTTGCCTTTGTAGGGTCTCCACCAGCCTTCAATACGTCAATCTGTTTCTGAAGATTTGCCTTAGAAATAACACCCATCATTCCGGGCAAGGTACTCTTCATTCTCTTTTCTAACTCAAAAATAGCACCTTCACGGATTGTCTGCTTTGCAGTCTTACTTCCGCTGTTAGTGTTCATAAAGTCTTCTTCACGGGATGCATCACGCCGAGATTGACCAGCAGAAGTAACAACACCCGTACCGTCAGAAGACCTAACTATGTTACCCTTTTTACCGTCTTTCTTTCCACCCCTTACATAAGAAGACTTGCCAGTAACATTAGACGCCCTTTCAAGACGCTGCTCTTCCTGCTTTTTCTCTCTTTGCCTTTGTGCGTAATCGCCGGGAGCCGCATCATAGCCACCTGAATTTCCGCCGCCACCGCCACCACCATCGCCCATATCAAAACTCCTTCTGTAAAAAAAAATATAATTAATAGTTGGGTTATTTAAGTCTATTGTGTGTGTGATTGACCTTTATATATATCACGCTCCCAATTTTAAAGGCACCTTCTGTAGACACCGCTTTGACCGTGGGGCCCCCTAGTCAACGTTGAAATTAATCTGTACTGCGGTAGAGGGAGCCCTGACTGCATCCTGTCTGAATCCTGCTCTATCCATCAAGTCTCTAGCCGCTTCGAGACGTACATGCTGTGACTTACTGTTTAGCAGTTCACGCATTGTCGCCATCGCTTGTGTAGCGTCCCACCCCAAAGTCATCATAGCCAACTGTTGTCTATACTCGATAACATGTTGTTTCTTCAGTGTATTATAAGCCCAGCTCTTGTTTCTACCCAACGTCTCCGCTGCTTCTGCTGGGTTGCAACCATTATGCAAGATAGCATGCACTAATTCCTGCTGTGTTTCTGTTATCTGCTGATTCACAGCTTTAGCCATCGGAGCATGTTTCTCAATGTCATCCATCGGAACCAATCCGCTTTTATAACGCTCTTGTTGTTGTTCGTTTGCTGTTGTCATTTCCGAGACCCAATTGGTTACGGACGTATTATACAAAGCAAAACGCACTAGCTGTCAATACCCTAATTTACGAAATGAGGGCTTTGCCGTCCGTTAGATTGCTTACGCATTGTCTTGCCAGACAGGCTGACCTGTCCTTGTCAGGTCAATCACGCTACACTTCTGGGCCGTTTCCTCTCTCTGATAACGTAAAGCCATTCCACTTCGTTATTCATCTGAAGTAGATGAATTACCACTACGCTCCATGCCGTTACTCTTCGCATCAAGAGGGACGTTGCCAGAGGCGTTACTTCAAGAAATTGAATGCACACCCCTTCGAGGGGTAGCATCCAATCCTCTTCAGAACTTCTTCGGAGGTTAGGGGGAGGAACACACACACAAACCGTTAGTTTATCATGGAATGATGACTCCCTTGCACACGGAGAGTAAATAGCAATCTTCTAACTCAGTGCATAAGAAGGTCGGTTCCTTCCAATTTGCTATAGGGCGCAAATCGGTTCCTTCCAACCATCATATGAATGTTGTCACCTCGGCTAAAGCTATTGACTATCCGCAACAGAGGAAGTCGTAGTGAACCATAAACACCGCATTGCGTGAGTGTTAAACATAACGTCAAGGAGAATGACATGACTACATCTATCAACACTTCAAACATCCTTCCAATCACACAGTCTACACTGGACGAGCTAGAGGCTTACGACCAGATGGTTGACGATATGGCAGGTGACATGATTATAGCAGGGTCATCTATCTGGGATGACTACGAGGTACGCCAAGCATTAGAGTCTGGCGATACAGACAGAGCATTTGCTTTGATTGACAACCTTGGCACAACCGACTGGATGTAAGCCAAATATGGGGTGGCGATATTGTCACCCCTTTTTAACTAGAGGAGAATCTTATGATTAAGGAATACTTTGACACATCACGGAATACACAAGCTGAATATATCGACTTTCTTTGGGAAAGGTACGGAGAATTGCTTCGTGATTTGATTTCAGAAGAACATCATTTAGTTTACCAACTGAAATATTCTAAGTTTCAAGACTTGAGGCAACGCATTGATACAGCATATGATGACCATTACACAATACATGGTTTCAATTACAGCAAATAACAAACAACGTGAGGAGAATCTTATGAACGACATGACAACAGAAAACCTAGACCGTGTAGCTAAAGCACTACAGGACGACCTTAAACCACAACCTGACTATCACAAGGCATGGTGTGAGCGTCTCAACATGCTCATGTGTCAGCTTATCGACCACTTTGAGGACGGTAACGATGTCATCATCCAAGCCAAGTTGGGCGACCAGCTACCTCGCATGTTCGAGAAGATGCGTGATAACGTAGGAAATCAGGGACAGAAGGTCAGGCGTGAGCGTGCTTCTGCTATCCGTAATGATGTTGGCATTGAGATAACACAAAACACTATCGATGACCTTGACGAGAAGTTGGAACGTCTTCGGGTTCAATACTGGACACTTAACGAATCATTCAAGGTTGCCAGAGACAAGACACGCACTCATGCCGCTTCTCAATCTGGTATCAGCTTCGGCTCGTATCAGACACTGGCAGAACTACCGAGAATGCAACGGGTCAAGATGCGTAAGAATCAACTGACCATGGAGACCTATATGGCTAACCAGCATCACTTCTGGGATTTTGCCAGAGATACAGGCTTGGTAGAAAAGCCAAGCGATTATGATTATGGTTCTAAGGATTTCACTTTAGAATAGCAGACCGGAGGGTGGGGCTTCACAGCTCTACTCTCCCTTTTTTTGTATGCAATAGACAGGGTTATCCTCCGGAGGTTCTTGTCAGAAAGACGCATCACTTACAGCCGGAGGCAAGTCACAAACCTATGGAGCGCCTCAAATGGAAAACGATAAGCTAATTAAATATGTAATTGCAATCACACTTATAGTCTTTTACGCCTACATGATTTTCAAATCAGGTATAGTAGCGGCTATGGCTGTATTCCTCAAAGTACTTGGCTTAGTTCTATTCGGCATGGCCCACGTTTGGGTTGTTGACTCATTAGAGTTGCTGGGCAAAATTCAATGGAGAAAATTATGGTCTTCTATTTCATCGCTGGTGTATTCTCGGCGTTCGCAATAATATTTTTGTTAGCCAAATTCGATTTTAAGAAAGTGCTTTTTTGGGACATACCGATTGACATAGGTGCCACGGTGCTACTCATTGTTATGTTCGCTGGCACATTCGCTGGCATGATGGCTGCTGTCATAGGCGGCTGTATCATATCCGCAGTCCTGTATGTATCTAAACGCATTGCAGGTTATAAAAAGCCAAAGTGGAATCGTTTTGGTTATGAATGGGTGGATGTTTCGCCTCATTCTAAATCACAGAATTGACACGGATACCAGCGTACGATGGTCGTAATGCCGTGACAGGGGGTGTAGACGTGATGCCCCCATCCCTCAAATGTCTAACGTAAAGGAAAATGACATGAACTTCGCACAAATCACTATCTCAGGTAACATTGGTGTTGACCCAGAAATCCGTGACGTAAACGGTACTAAGGTTGCTAACTTCTCTGTTGCAGTCAATGAAGGCTACACTACCAAAGCTGGCGACAAGGTGGAGAAGACCCACTGGTATCGTGTAGAAGCCTGGGATGGTAGCAATGGCAAGGGCCTCGTATCCAACGTCATTGAGAAGTACGCAACAAAAGGCACGACTGTCTTTGTTCAGGGCTTCCCCATCATCGAGGAGTACGAGAAGGACGGTGTTAAACAACGTTCCTTCAAGGTCAAGCTGGCAGGTGCAGGTAGCACATTCCGTCTTGCCTCAAAGTCATCAGACGATGGTGCACCAGCATCTCGTCCATCACAGGCTGGCGGTACAACCAGTGAGCCTGTAGACGATATTCCGTTCTAGGAGCCTCCAACCTAGAATAGAATGAGAGGGTAGGGGTTCCTCATGGCCTCTACCCTTTTTTTGTGAACAATTCACAGGAGGTTCACATGCAAGAGTTCACATCAGTTGAAACGGTAATTGACCCTTTCACTCAGACAATATCCATATCACCAGCTAATACAGCCAATGGACGTTATGAAGGTTACAACGAGCTTATTGGCTCAACAATCTTTACAGCAGTTAGAGTCTATGAAAATGGCGATGCTGTTTATATAGATGATGAAGGTCTTTACAAAGAAGACCAATACTTCTGGATTCACAGAAATTATCCATCGCCTCTTTGCGGCAGAGGTATATTCCTTGGCGTTGATGAAAATGGGGATGTTATTCCCCCAAAAACAAGCTTGACTCAGTTCAATAAAGACGTTGTATTTATAGGTTCACGAATGGAGCTATGGCTTAAAATTAGAAGCGCAGATGATATTAATAATGAAGACTATAGACCACTATTCTTTACGGAGGCTTAACATGAACGCCGCAGTAACACTTATTCTATACGCTTTTATATCAATCATAATTGCAGGTTTCTTAGATTTGTTTGGGAAGGAGTACACATGGTATTACCTCATGTCGAATTGGAACATGTAATCGAATGCGATGAATGTGATGGCAAGGGAGCCACTCTTTATGAGGTTGGTGTCCCTGACTATGACCACGGTGGTTACATAGAAGATAGGCTACTTACATGCCAGAAGTGCCTCGGTGAAGGTACAGAGATTATTTGCAATGACGGAGATTAAAAATGCTAAATTACATCCGCAAGTGGCAGAGTATAAACGACAAAACCCGATGGATTGGGTGGTTCGTCACTGTGCATATGACATTATCGTTCTCGATTCTAGTACTTTTAATGGCTGTGGGAATCAATCCGACTCTACTTGTTTCGGTGCTTGGTGCGCCCCTGTGGATTGGTGTAGCCTTTGCCTCGAAAGAGATAACTGCCAAGATAATGGAGGATTAGATGGAGATTGATAAAAATGTTCCTATCTGGAATGCAGCTTGGGAGACTCATACGAGCAAGATTGCAAGCCAAATGGAAGTAGATGATAGCGTCTTATGTAGTAACGCCACAGAAGCACAACGGCTTTGCTCTTCGCTATTCAGACGTAACAAACGTGCCGTACAGCGCAAGGTTGTCGGCAGTGAACAAGTAAGAGTTTGGAGGACTAAATAATGGGATACATCAATTCAAGCGTGTCTATTGATTCAACTAAAGTTGTCTTAAATGCAGAGTATGATGGTGATGTTGCTTCAAATATGGTTAGCATTGAAATCTATACAAGAGACCATGAACGCTCAAGAGAAAAATTAGTACATACCGTGTACTTACATTCATTTACTGACTCTCCATTTGAAATGTTCAATGGCAAGTTAGAAATGGGTGACAGCTTTGAGTTATTAAGCGCAATCAGGGAGCCACAATAATGCAACAGCAAATTAAATTAGAGGAGCTTGTACACTCCCCAAACAATGTACGCAAAGTAAAATCCAGTAAAGATAGCATCGACCAGCTAAAAGCCTCAATCCAATCTAAGGGTATGCTACACAATCTTGTTGTTGTCCAAGGTGACAACTCATACGAAGTAATTGATGGCAACCGTAGGCTTGATGCACTCAAAGAATTATACCAAGGCAATGACCTTGTATCTTGTATTGTTCTTGACTCAGACGATGGTGAAGTTGGCCTCCATGCAAACATGATGCGTGAAGATATGCACCCTCTCGATGAGTGTGATGTTATCCAAGCTCTTGTTGCTGATGGCACTGAAGATTACGACTCAGTTGCCGTACGATTTGGACGCACTGACAAGTGGGTTAAACAGCGTGTCAGCCTCTCTGAGCTATCTGATACAGCCAGAGCGTTGTTCCGTGACTCTAAGATTAACTTGAGCGTTGCACAGGCTTTTACGCTTGGTACTGCCGAGAAGCAGGACAGCTATTGTGAAGAGTTTGACCCGCCATTCAATGCCGATGGTGTCAAACGCCACATGCTCGACAGCAAGATAAGCACAGAAAACTGCCTGTTTGAGATTACGCCCAAGATTAGAGATGACCTACAGATTGAATCAGACCTATTCAGCAACCAAGAGTTCATTACCAATCGGGAGAAGTTTGACGAATATCAAGAGGCTTACATACTCGATTTAGTTGCTCTTTACACACAAGAATACTTTGATGTCGTTTACCTCAAGGACGAATACTATTACTCAAGCCCAGCATGCCGTGGCTTAGAGCCTGTACGCAGTTGGGATGATACGGAACGCCCCAAAGCAGACTTGATTATGGTCATTACCTATAACACTTACAACTACAAGCTTGAGGAAATGCATCTCATACCATCTGCTATCAAGGAGGCTGAGGATGCGGCTAACGAGCCAGAGGCCGAAGTAGAAGAAGTGACGCCTCTTACTATGTCTAAACCTCAAAAAGATTTGGTTAAGGGTTATTACACAGACTACGTTAAAAGCCAGATGTGGGATGACTACAAGGAAGGTGACAAGGGCATTACTCGCTTCTTCAAGTCTCTTCTATGCCACAGAGCATTAGGCTACAGCTACTCAACAATCAACCGTGTGGGCCATCTGTACGCAGAAGCACAAGCCCCATTTCCAAAGGATGAGTTTCCAGATGACTATACTGTCCCTGTATATGAGCAAATTATTGCTGACCACAAAGAAAATGCTCTCACTGCTTTTAATGACTCAGGAACTTCTCCTATGTCTTACTGTATGTCTCTTGAAGCTGAAGAGCTTGATGACTTCTTTATGGCGTGTTGCATCACGGCTATATCACGCAATGACATGCTCACCGATGTCGTTCAAGAAAACATATTTAATTACACACCAGCAGGACACCACTGGTTCAAGCCAGACTCCACATGGGTGAACAAGTGGAAGGCAGACCAACTGTCTATGGTGGAGGATTTCTTGTTCGGTAAGGTGTCTAACGCATCTCGTACCGCAAGAACAAAAGCCATATCCAAAGAACTAGGTGAGAACCCTGTGTTTAATCCCTTTGGTACTTGGCCTCAGTACAAGTAATCAATATAGGGAGTAAGGTAATGACTAAAAGAAAATATAAATGCACAGAAGTTTATATAGAATACAGCAATGTTGTACTTCCAGAGTTTGACAGCAAAGGCAAACCAGACCTACTTGGCTGGGATGATGCTGTGCAAGCAAATCAAGCCGACAGAGATAGCATTGCCACATTCTATTTACCAGAATACGAAAAGGTATGTATGCCAGCAATTTTAAAACACAGCAAAAGCGTTGACTTGTGCGAAGTATATCAAGCTGATGATGCTGAAATTGTCGTTGAGCATAAATACGCAGAAGAAGCAAAAGAGTCTATAGCTTTTTTCTGGGAAGAAATTGTGTGTGTTGGTAATGGGTTCAGTCCACAAGACCACGGATGGGATGAAGATGCCACAGACAAAGATGACAATGAATACCTTTGGAATGAGGATGAATTTTTACAGCAAATTCCTAAATACAAAGACTTTGTTAAGTCGTGTCAACATTATCTTGGTAGAGAGTTAGAATGGTGCTTAGCCCCAGACGGTACATCTCAAGCAGATGCAGTTGATTGTTCTATTAAAGAACTAACCAAAATGATGCAACTAGCAGTCCAAATTTACGGCGATAAATCTTGGGGAACGGATATATACGACTAATAAAGAGACTTATGTATGCCCCAATATGCAATCATTGCAGATTCGGCTACACCGTCTTCACACTTCAATAGCCAACTATTAGCCGCTTGAGGCATAAGCTCAGACGCTTTGTCTCTTGCTAGATTCTTATCAGCAGGAACCTCAAGCTCTTTCTTCCATTTTCTGGGAGATACTTCAGCATAGGTAATGCCTAAAGCAGTAAACAAACCTATGTAAATACCGTAGTTAAAGCCAGTTTTAAATGTAGATGCTACGCCTTGGTTTGGCATCGACTGCTGCTTTTCTATAAACACCATAGTAGGCTTATATAAATCTAACAGCTTTATTATCTCTACTAGGTTTAAAAATTTCTTGCCGCCTACACTGGTGACAGGAACTCTACTAGCAACAATATCAACACCGTGAATGAATGAAATGCCTCCTGTAAGTCCAGGGTCAATCCCGCATATCATTACTTACCTCCAATTTAATTTCGCAACCAAGCACCTCTGCCCAGCAATATGCATTAAACAATGTTGGCTTTCTGTTACCAGTTTCCCACTTAGCACAGAGTCCAGTTCCGACTCCAATTTTTTGGTCAATTTCTGGTTGCGTAAGTCCAAGTTGATACCTACGGCTCTGGAATTGCTTGATTAAATTTGACGTAAAAAGCTTTTCGTTCATTAAAACCACCATTCACATAAGCCAAATATATGGTAATGTGAATTGTTATACAAGGGAGGAATACCATTGGCACTTACACGCAAAGAATTTCGTTGGTTGGCAACGGAAATAGCACCAATGACTAACAACGCTGAAGCCTTCATCAGTAAGGTTCAGTCTTTCAATACAAACAGAAACTTCTGCTCATACAAATTTCGTGACGCTGTTTACGATGCATTTGCAGATAAAGAATCTCAAGAATGCGGGCCTGACTTATATAAGCAAGCCGATTACTAAGGAGACTAACATGCTTACAGAAGCACAAATCAAGGAACGAGCCACCTATATTGGTTCATCAGACGCTAAGACTATTGCTTACGGCGACATTACAGAATGGATGACCCTAGCAAGGAGGAAGACAGGTGAAGATGTCTGGAAACCCAACAAACAAACCCAGCTACTCATGGACACAGGCTCATACCTCGAGCCATACATCATCGACAAATGGGCCGAACAAGAAAAGCGACAGGTCAACTTCCGTGGGGGTGGCAAAACTATTCTTATTAACTCTATCCCTATGCATTCTACCTTCGATGGTCGTGTTGTTGGCGATAATGCTCCACTGGAAATTAAAGCTCATTTTGGGTTCAAGGATATGGAGGAGTTGTGTGAATTTTACGCACCGCAATGCCAACATCATATGCTTGTTTCTGGCTCAGACCGTTGCTATCTCGTTGCCCTATTTGGAGTACGTTGCAGATTAGAGTGGCGTATGATTCGCAAGGACGATTCATGGTGCGCTCAGTATCTTGAGAACACCAAAAAGTTCTGGTCAATGTATGAGTCTGGTGAGTGGGATGAATCACAACAATCATCACTGCCTCCTGTCGATTACTCAGATATGTTTACCATGAACATGACAGAGCTAGATGGCTGGTCAGAGGAAGATGACCACCTGTTCGGCTTTCAAGCACAGCATATCATGGACGCAAAGCAAGCCGTGGCAATCGGTGATGAAGCCAAGGCTATGTTCAAGAAGAAAATACCAGCTAAATGTCGTAGAATGGACTACGACCTTGTAGGTAATCTTAAAGGCCATAAGATTCGTGTCACACGTTCTCGTGCTGGCACACTCACCTGTACACACATTGCACCTAAGGAGAAGGAAAATGTATGAAATACAAATCATTCTACATTACAATGATAAGCCAACAACTCAAGATGTATTGGATTATATAAACGAACTAGGGCAAGATTTGCACTTTACAGTAAAAGGGGAAAAAGATGATGACTAAAGATTCAGTATGGAACACTCTATCACGTTTTGACGTATCAGCAGAAGTCCAGCAAAAAGGTCGCTTTGACTATCTGTCATGGGCTTGGGCATGGGCTTACGTCAAGGAGAAGTACCCAGACTCCACGTTTGAGAAGCACATCTTCCGTGACAATCAAGACAATCCATTGCCGTTTATGCGTGACACCAAAGGTCATACATATGTTGCTGTGACTGTTACCATCTCAGGTATATCTCACACAGAGATTCACTACGTTATGGACCACAAGAACCAGTCCATTGCTCATCCTGATGGTGGTCAAGTCAACAAAGCGTTACAGCGTTGCCTTGTCAAAGCTATTGCCTTTCACGGCCTTGGCCTCAATGTCTATGCTGGTGAGGACTTGCCTATGGACCTTGACGAGCAAGACAGTTCGCTTATCATTGAGGACTTCAATCATCCTGATATAAAGTCTACCGAGCAAATTGATGCTATGTGGCGCAAGCATTCAGCAGCAATCGGTACTCTTGGCAAAGTTGCAAAGGCACAAGTAACCAATGAGTTTAAGAAACAAAAAGACAAACTCAAAGCGAAAGAGTAAATCTGAACCTGTTATCGTATTTTCTAGGTGTAGAGAGTGTGGCAAGATGATAAACACAAAGATAGAGTTCTTTATTATCACAGCCGCAAGGGATACGTTTTGCGACCCCTGCTATCATGGCAAGGGGTGGCAAAACCTAGAGAAACCATATGAAAACTATTCAGAGGGAAGAACACTTCCCAGACAGCGTTTTAAAAATGACCCATCAGATACTAATGGATAGTAGCTTCCAAGCTATATTAGCTAGAAAAGCTGTTATATATTCCCCTACATCTACCTGCTATGACGGTTGCCTCTGGCTAACTGGCACTGGTGTATTCTCTTCTGAGCGCAGTATGTTTGTATCTCTTACTCAAGAAAGTTTTGACCAGATAGGAATATCAGTAACAATAACTGACGATGATACTGGAAGTACAAATGATTTGCTGTGGGGATATGGTGATTTAGACAACAAGCCTATCATCACACAAATGCTTCTTATCTTAATACAAGATATAATAGACGGTGGCGGTGAGCGTGTATCCGTTCATGGGAAATGAAGGAGAGTTAGTTAATACCTAAACTCCCCCTCACCTTCCCATACAACCGCCGAGTCGGACAGTGTATTTGCAAAGACTATCAAATGGAGATTGCAATGGCAACAGAAAGCAAAGCTAAACCATTCTACTCAACAGGTGAAGAGCCTAAACCTACAGACAATATAGTCACCTCTTATTCAAGGTCACAATCATCAAAGTTTGATGTGTATATAGAAATTACTGTAGAGAAGAAACTCAATATATTAGCTGGAACCAAAGAAGACGCAGAGCAATTAGCTATAAACAGAATAAAAAACCACTCTAAGTTTCTTGTGAACGCTAAGCTAAAGCCTCTAACCTATGAGGTTGTAGACATAGAAGAGCTACCTTTTGCCAAACGCCCTTATACCAAAAGATGCACCGATTGAGGCGTACATTGCCCACTGAAACCATTCTGGCGTCCTATTAAGAGCATCAAACCCACGCTCTACAAAGGGTTGTAAAGGCGGGATAAAGCACATCCCAATGATAACAATAAAAAGAACAGTCCATGCTTCATCCTTCCAGCTATTGTCTGAAGACTTAGCCATTATCTTTTCCCAGCCAGCCTCATGGGTAGCGGCAACCTTCATTACCTCTGCCTCTGCCTCAGCTTTAGCCATAGCAACAGCAGATTTACCTTTCTGCTCTGTTACTTTCTTTTCCATCCATGAGCCAGCTAAAGAAGCTATAGGACCAATCAATGCTTGAATCATTCACCCAACTCCATCAATAATTTTAACTTAGCTAGTTCAATCTCAAGCTGATGAACCCTAGTAACTGTGTTTTGCACAGACTGAGGCGGCTCAAACTCGTCTATCCAGTTGTCGTTTTCTTCAACCTCTTCCATAGTAAGCTCAAGATTGTGTTCTAAAAAAGATATACGTTCTGTCAAACCGAAGTAGACCCAAACTGATACTGCTGTAAAAGCAATCATGCTGATAAGATTCCGCAAAGGAATAGTTATCTCGCTTGCTTCATTTAGTTTAGTTGCAGCTTGTTTCATTTCTCGCTACCTAACCAGACTGCAAATGCCCCTGTCATTGCACCAGACACAACGCTAATCATAGCACTTTGTTGTGTGGACAAATCATCAAGGCTAATCCCCCACTCAATAACCCTGATATACATCAGCGTCATCACCAGCATCATAAGGCGTGGGATAATCTTCCATTCTACTAACTGTTCAGCACTCATCAGTTACTCGCAAATATTATTGAAAAAGTAATACATGCAACCACAAAAATTAAAGCAAGAAGAGATATACCAACTGTCTTAGCAACCTCCATCAACTCATGGTTCTTACGGTTTTGTTCTATCTGTTGTTGCCTTGCTTGCTGCTTGGCTTCCTGTATGCGTCTAGCACGTTCATTAACAATACTTTGCCAAGTGCCGTGACCAAATCTCTGGTCTACCATTACAGATACTTCATACAACTTCTCAGCCGCCAGCTTTGCATCAATAGTTTCTTTAGCTACAGTGTTGACGTTAAACTGACTAGCACCAGCCTTCTTGTTCCTGGCTTTCTGAGCTTGTTGCTCACCAAGAAACAGATTGTCTATATGTCCAGCTATCTCGCTAATATCATTAGCTGTACCAATAGCAGACTTAATGCCATCAACAGCAGACTTAACAAGAGCTATACCCGCAAGGGTTTCAGCTATCATTTCGCTTCCGATACATTGAGTAAGCCCTGCCACACACCACGACAAATGATACAACAGCAGTCGCCAAGGCAAACCAGCCTGTAAGCGCATTGACCCACAGTGGAGCAGTAATGCCGCCGCCAATAATCGCTATGTCTGTATGTACATCCCTCATCAGTCAGCATCCGCAATGGTCAAAGTGCCAGCTTCTACCTGACGCATGATTTCGTCATACATATAACTGCCGACCCGCATAGCGACACTCGTGGTCTTCCCGTTATGAACAGCGACTAGACCAACATTGTTTCCATCTTCATCCGCTATATGCTTAACACTTGAAAAAGTAATTTCACTCATTTTATAACTCCGCACTAATGGAAATAGTTGACTGCGCTCTTGTACTTCTTAAAAGGGCACCATCGCCATCATTGCTTGACGCACCAGAGGTAAGACCAAACGCTATTGTACTAGCTGTTGATTGATTATCCCCGAATGCGGTTACTGCGTTTGTCGTTCTGCTGGTCATCAAAGTATAATTTCCAACCGCATCATCAAATGTAACATCGGGTGCGTCACGCATTGTAACAGGATTAGGCCGCATTAAAACCGAAGCGGTTGAACCCGTCATAACACCAGAAACCAAACGACCTACCTGAGTGTTTGTTGCGGCAGTCTCAAAGTCTCCACCAATGCGGTAGAAGTACCGCTGACACTTCTGCAAAGTAGCCGCATAGCTTTCGTGTTCAAACGGCGTGGCTACATTACCTACCTCAAGCTGTACGCCAGTAAGTTGCCACGTAGCGTTATCAGTACCAATTAAGTTTTCCTGACCAGACGGAGCAAGGTTTGCGCTAGTTGTGGCGGCAAATGCAGTGGCTAATGTTCCAGTGGTATAGTCATCACCAGCTGCTAAAACCCAGCTTACCTGCAAACCTTCACCGTTGTCATTATTGATGACACCCGTTGTGTCACCAGCAAAAGTCAGGGTTTTCTTTTCCCAAGTATTGGCACTTGAAATCGTGTAGCTTTGCGCCGCTGACCTACTTGCATCCTCAATATGCAGCTCAACGCCGTAGGTTCCAGCAATAGAAGACTTAACGTAAAAAGACAAAGTGATAGGTGATGCACTACTCGTGCCAAAGGCTAAATGTTGTAGATTAAATGCTTCTATACGTTGTTGAAAGCGCACTCTTTCGTCAGACGCAAGTGTACTTTCTTCAGTTGTTACAGTCAGCTTAAACGAATTTGTCAATCCTGCTGGTGCATCCGCAACCTGTGCATGTGTAACCCGTAGTTGGTCCGGTGGGCCATTATACGCAGTTCTAAATCTGTCAACAGTTTCATAACCACCACCATCAACTCCTGTGACTGAAGTACCACGCTGTGCAATAGCCATATTTCCGTTGATTATGAGGTTCTTGCCTATGACGTTAGTTAGTGAGCTTGACGGAATAGCAAAGCCACCGCCTACGATGTCTGCCATATCTCTTGCTTTTGTCATGGCGTTGCTCCTTCTTGCGCTTCTTCTTGCGCTATTGCCGCTTGCTGTGCATCAAATGCATTTTGCCAAGCATCGACACACCATTGATAAGGCGTTAAATCTGTAATGATTTGATTAGCTGGTTTGCCTTCAGCGTCTTTAGTTTCAAGGTCGCCAGAAGCATCATCCCATTGCAGTGCGTGAAAGTTATTAGGAAGATTAGCTAAGTTAATTCCTTCAATGGAAACACCATCTTTTATGACTGTTGAATCATCTTTTACTATTGTTAGTCTCATTGTTTTACCTCTGACATATCTATAAGAGCGGTGTTGTTCATACGCTCTAAAAGCTCATGGCTCTGTGAGTTTTGCTTTACCATTTCATTTCTAAAACTCTCAACTGCCGCACCAGTCTGTCGTGACTGTTGTGCATTCTCTATGAGAAGCATTGGCATCCACGCAATAGCACAGCCATACTCATCAACATCTTTACCTGTGTTGCTGTCTTTGCCAGCCAGCTTGATAAACCAAGAACATTCAAATTGTCTACAAGGCTCAAAGTTATTGAGTGGGCAGTTATGTTTAACTTCAATCTGCATCAGTCTTTACTCGCCATGATAGCATCAACATATTTGACGTTAATTGTGGCTGTTCCACTTGAGAATGTTGCGCTTAATGAGTGAGAGTGGGAACCACCGCCACCCGTGCTATTTGTGTTCCAAGTAAGACCATTATAATTCGGCAAAGCACCATGTTTATTACCATTATTATTTGCTTTGTGGGGATTACTAACGCTGTGACTGTGAGCAGGCATCTGTGCTATAGTCAGCGTGTGATTTCCTGTAGAGCCAGAGATTGTGCCTGTTACAGTAGGCGTTGCTAGTGCTGTAGATAAACCAACAGAACCACCAGTTCCGACAGTACCGCTTACTATTCGTAAAGCCGCATCATCATCAGTAGTTATCTTTGTCCAACCTGTAGGTGCCGCAGTTTGTCCAAACAGCATCTTTGTGCCAGCAGGAAAAGCCTCGACACCTGTAAGAGATGCACCACTTCCAACAAAGCTAGTCGCGTTTACTGTGCCAGTAACATCAATGCCAGAATTAAAGTCTACGTTACCAACGAATGTACCGCCAGCAGATGCAGACACAGTGTCAGCCACAGTGAATGATTTAAAAGCGTAAATGTTTACAACATCATTAAGTGAGGCACCAGAAGTCAGCACAACGCTTGTGCCATTGGTTGCTGTAAAGTCATCAGGGTCTAAAACAATACCGTTCATTACTACTTGTATGTTACCAGCAACATATGACAGTGATGCGCTATTATCGTCAGAGCCAGTGAATGTATCTTGACCAGCAGTTGCTGTGTATTCATACACTATCATAGAAGCAGAACCAGCCGCAGATGCCGCTATCCAGTTTGCACCATCATAAACCCGCATCTCGCCATCTGTTGAATTATAGTACAATGCGCCAGTAACAAGATTGCCATTGTCGTTATCCTTATTTGGGCCATCAATATTAGAATCGAAAGCACCAAACACTCCGTATCCTTGGAATGTTGTAGCTACACTACTGCCAGCCGCAGTAGATACATGGGATAGTGTGACTGTAGTACCATCAATAGAGATAACATTTGCATTAGAAGGTATGCCTGTTGCAGATACATTTTGACCAATCTCAATACCAGTTGCATCAGCAACCGTTAAAGCAGAACTACCTAGAACGAATGTAGATGTTGTGGATGCACTAGACGCAGTATCTGTATCTGTCATTGTGCCAAGGTAAGTGTCAGCAAAGTTATCAAGCGCACCAGCCAAAGCCGCCGCACTAGCCGCCGCAGCAACTTGAGAAGCCGCCGCCGCAATAGCATGTGTGTCAGCATTTTGAATATCTGATAAGTTGTCAGTTACGTTCTGTAAGTTAGTAGCCTGACCAGCAACAGTGTTGATATTTGTGGCATTATCAGCAACAGCCGTAATATTTGCGTCATTACTAGCAACTGTAGTTACGTTAGCTCCTATGCCAGCAACAGTAGTAATATGAGCCGAATTGAAAGCTGAAAGTGTAGTTATGTCACCGCTAATATTAGCTAAAGTATCCATGTTTGTTACATTAGATGCAGTAGCTAACGTATTCATGTCCGATACTATGTCAGCAGTAGCTAGAATATTCATATCCGCTACTGCATCAGCAGTGCCAAGTAAGCCTATTTCAGTATCTTTGCCAGCAACAGTCGTTACGTCTGTGTCAATGCCAGCTACAGTTGTTACATTAGCTTGTATTCCAGCAACCGTACTGACGTTAGTGCTAATATCAGCAACAGTTGTTACATTACCTTGTATTCCAGCTACAGTAGTTACGTTTGCGGCTATACCAGCTACAGTGTTTATATTTGCTGATTGAGCTGAAACAGTAGTTACAGAACCAATACTAGGTCCAGCTTCAGGTAATCCGCTTGTGGCATTAAAAGCCAACACAGTACCTTTACGTGTATTAAGGTTAGGAAGCTTTAAAGCAGCACTAGCATCTGAGTCAGCAAGACCCATTGTTCTGCTAATCTTTGTCTCAAGCTCTTGCTCAATAGCAGTAATTCTATCAAGCTCAGTATTTAGTGAGGATACGTTAAACGGCCCAGACGTTGGAAAGTCTGTAGTTCTTGATACCGCAATGTCTCTAAATATAGTAAATGTAAATGTATTAGCGTAATCATCGCCTAAAGTTACATAACCACCAGAAAAACCATCATCTACAGCAGTTCCAACAACAGCAAATGTTCCATTGCCAGTACCTCTTGTAAGCACTGTATCAACGCCAGCATCCGTTGTTGCAATGACATTGATATTGTCCAATTCAAAGAATGGGAAATCAATCGTCAACTGCGTTGTGTCAGCAGTTACGGCTTGTGTGTATTGGACTCTAGCGTCATTGTCTGCAATCGATATAGTAGCCATATTTTACCTATCCTTCATTTGGTTTAGGTTGTCTATTCACATTACTGGTTATAGAGCTTGTCAAAAAACGGGTCTGCCGCTGGGTGATTTCTAAAAGGCGTAAGGAATCCAAGAGTGTTTAGAGTTCCTTGGTC